GAAGAAGAACAATTACCACTAGGCACATTAGAACTTTGGGATAGTTTCAGTAGCAATATCCAAGTGTGGACAAAATCTATGCTTAAAAATTGTGATGTAGAAATTATGTTAAAAGGCGGTGGCAGAATGAAAGGCGAATATCTTTTCACAGTAGATTCCTGCCACGGTGATCCAAACTCCGTGAACACTGGAGTTTCAGAAGTACCAAGCGAACACAAACAACACAATTTTGGCAGACTAATTAATGGTCAATATTTCGCACAACCAAACAATAGAATGCTTTGGTACGAACAATCCTTAACAGCATCAGAACTAAAAAGACCAGACTTCCAAGTAAGCACCAAAGAGTTTTTCTGTGAAAACGAAAGCACAGTGACTTTTGGTGATACAAACGATTACTTCTACGAAGAAAAAGACAGTCCAGCCAAAGAATAATCATTGACTTTACCCAAAGAATTAAGTATAATTCATTTATATTAATTTTTAAAACAGGTATAGTACATTATGATAGAAGGATTCAAAGTCCCAAAAGTAACATTCAGAATAAGAACAGGTGATGAAGTGGAGACCGATGGCGGTTGTGCAATTGGTGGTGAGTGGCATAACGCAACAACAGATTCATATTTCAAAGGTAAAAGGGTAGTAATTTTTAGTCTACCAGGAGCATTTACTCCTACGTGCTCAAGTCAACAACTTCCAGGATTCGAAAAAGAATATAATAGTATTAAGGATATGGGCATTGACGAAATATATTGTATATCAGTTAATGATTCATATGTAATGAACGCATGGGCAGATAGAATGAATATACAAAACGTAAAAATGATTCCAGATGGTTCTGGAAACTTTACAAGATTTATGGGTATGCTTATAGGTAAAAACCATTTAGGCTTCGGAAATAGAAGTTGGAGATACATGGCAGTCGTAAATGACGGTGCAGTAGAAAAATGGTGGCAAGAGCCTGGCATAAACAATGAAGGGACAGACGACGACCCATACGTTGAGTCGACACCAGACAATATGATTGGTTATCTTAAAGAAGCACACGAAACAGGAAGTTACGGTGACTACTCAGGTATAGATCATAACAAAGCATAACGGAGAAAAAAAATGGAACTAAAAGGTAGTAAGACAGCAGACAACTTGAAAGATGCATTTTCAGGTGAGTCACAAGCAAACAGAAGATATCTATACTTTGCTCAAAAGGCAGATATAGAAGGTGCACCAGATGTTGCTCAAGTGTTTAGATCAACAGCAGAAGGTGAGACAGGACACGCACACGGACATCTAGAATATTTAGAAGAAGTGGGAGATCCTGCAACAGGTGAACCGATGGGAGAAACAGAAGACAATTTAAAATCTGCTATACATGGTGAAACACATGAATATACGGATATGTACCCTGGTATGGCAAGAACAGCCAGAGAAGAAGGCTTTGAAGAAATTGCAGACTGGTTCGAAACATTAGCAAAGGCAGAAAAATCTCACGCAGGCAAATTTACAAGAACTCTAGAAGCATATAAAGGAGCATAACAATATGTCAGCAAGAACATACGGCCCTGAAGAACAAGCGAAACTCAAAAGAATAGTAGACGAAGGTTCTAATGTTTTACAGGAAATAGAAGACTTAAATGCAGGACTGAAAGACACAGTGAAAGCAGTGTCCGAAGAATTAGAAGTAAAACCTGCATTAATCAACAAGGCAATAAAAATTGCACACAAAGGTGAGTGGAGCAAATATTCTGAGGCTTTTGATAGTCTAGAAAATTTAATTATTGCAGTTGGCAAAGACAAATAGACTAGACCAATAATGAAGTACATGGTTGACATTGATAACACTATTTGCTATAATGAAAATAGCAATTACGAACAAAGTCAACCAGACATGAAACGGATTGCAAAGTTAAACAAACTGTTTGATGAAGGACACGAACTTCATTATTGGACAGCAAGAGGTGGTAATTCTGGAAAAGATTGGACAGAACTTACTAAAAAACAACTTGATGATTGGGGAGTTCAATACACTTCAATCAATATGAAGAAACCCGTGTATGATGTTTGGGTCGATGATAGAGCAGTAGACATAAAGGAATTTTTTAATGAGAATTGATTATAACATACATTTAGATTATTCAGACGTTTTATTACAACCTAAAAGATCCACTTTAAGTTCTAGACGTGATGTGGACATTTCAAGACAATTTAAATTTAGAAACAGTGGTAAAGAATTATCTTACGTGCCTATAATGGCAAGTAATATGGATGGTGTAGGAACTTTCGCTATGGCTAGAGTGCTACAAGAATTTAAAATGCTGACAGTGATTAGAAAGCATTACACAATAGATGATTGGAAACAAGCCGCAGGTACAGGACTAAAATTCAAATACGTTTCTGCCTGTGTTGGTACTGGAGCAATATGGGATGAAGACGCAAAAGATTATCAAACATTAAAGCAAGTAATGGCATCATTTCCTGATATACCTTGCATCACAATTGATGTTGCCAATGCGTATCATGAATCATTTGTGGACTTTGTAACACAGATTAGAGAAGAATATCCAGAAAAAGTTATCATTGCTGGTAATGTAGTGACACCAAACATGACTGAAGAATTAATTATTAAAGGTGCTGATATTGTAAAAGTTGGAATTGGTCCAGGTAGTGTGTGTACAACACGAACTCAAACAGGAGTTGGTGTTCCACAATTTTCAGCAATAATGGAATGTTCAGATGCCGCTAACGGTGTCGGTGGTCATATAATTGCAGACGGTGGTTGCACTGAACCAGGCGATGTAAGTAAAGCATTAGGTGGTGGTGCTCATTTTGTTATGCTAGGTGGAATGTTAGCAGGACACGACGAATCAGAATTAGAGTTAAAAGATGGCAAAAGAATATTTTATGGAATGGCTTCAGAGACAGCACTAGGCACACATGGACAAAGGAAAGACGGATACAGAGGCACAGAAGGCAAAACAGTAACACTACAAGACAAAGGTCCTGTCAGAGAGACTGTTGAACAAATATTAGGTGGAGTGAGAAGTACTTGCACTTACATCGGCGCAAGAAGAATTAAGGATATGCCTAAGGCGGCTCACTTTGTGAGAGTTAATAATGTAATCAACAGAGTATTTGACAAGTATGAATCACGTTAAGTTTAATTCAAGAGTTGGTGTTATGCACAAATACACCTTTCCAAGTTTCTCAGCATTGGAAGAATATTTTCTAAATAACATTAAAAGGTTTAAAGGCTACAAAACAAAAGTAATAGGCAAAACATTATTCGCATGGAAAAATTAACACAGGTACTTAAATGGATAGCAACCGCTACACTTATTGTTGGAACTTTCGTTAACGCAGGTTTCCCACATCTTTATCCCATTGGTCCAATACTTTTAGCAATGGGTGGAGTAGTTTGGTTATCCGTATCAGTGATTTGGAAGGAACCGGCACTGATAACTACAAATGCAGTATTGACAATTACCGGAATAGGCGGTATACTGTTATATTATTTGCGTTAGGCCCAATCAGCCACAAGTGATTATTTGGTATGTGTCAGCCAAAAATGACATTAGGAGAATAAATGAGTTATATAGATGGCTATTTTGACAGAGGTGCAGATCTCATAAGAGTTGTTGAACGTCAAAACGGCGAAAGAGTTTTCAAAGAATATCCAATCAAATACACTTTTTATTATGAAGACCCGCGTGGTAAATTTAAAAGCACCACAGGTAAATCCTTAAACAGAATTATATCCAAGAATACAAAAGACTTTCACAAAGAACTTGCTATTAATAGAGGTAAAACTTTGTTTGAATCAGACATCAATCCAATATATCAATGCTTGAGTGAAAATTATATCAATAGAGACGCTCCTGAATTGAAGACTGCGTTCTTTGATATTGAGGCTGACTTTGATCCGGAAAAAGGTTTCAGCAATCCAAGTGATCCATTCATGCCAATTACAGCGATATCAGTTTCTTTACAATGGCTAGATAGTCTTGTGACTTTCGCAATGCCGCCTAAGACAATGAGCATAGAAGAAGCGAAAGAGGTTACAAAAGGAATAGACAACTTATATCTTTATAAAGATGAAGGAGAAATGCTCACAGCATTTTTAGATACAATTCAAGATGCGGACATACTAACAGGTTGGAATTCGGAAGGTTATGATATTCCATATATTGTAAACAGAATACAAAAAGTATTAAGCAAAGATGACACAAGGAAACTTTGTTTATGGAAACAACTTCCTAAGAAAAGAGTGTTCGAAAGATTTGGTCGTGAACAAGAAACATATGACCTAGTTGGTAGAGTGCATTTGGATTCACTTGAACTTTATAGAAAATACACATATGAAGAAAGACATTCATACAGATTAGATGCTATTGGTGAACATGAACTAGGAGAAAAGAAAACAGTATATGAAGGCAGTTTGGATCAACTTTACAATCAAGACTTTAGAACATTCGTAGAATACAACAGACAAGATACTGTATTAATTGACAAACTGGATAGAAAACTAAAATTTATTGCATTGACAAATGAATTGGCACACGCAAACACAGTGTTATTGCAGACAACACTAGGTGCAGTTGCAGTGACAGAACAAGCAATTATAAATGAAGCACACAGGAGAGGCGTACAGGTTCCTAATAGACCTAAGAGAGATTCGGATAGTACAACTGCCGCAGGTGCTTATGTGGCTTTTCCTAAAAAAGGATTGCACAATTGGATAGGATCGATGGATATAAGTTCACTTTATCCTTCAGTGATTAGAGCATTGAACATGGCTCCTGAATGTGTAATGGGACAATTAAGACCAACGCACACAGACGAATACATCGAAGAACAGATGACGTTACAAAAGAAATCATTTGCAGGTGCTTGGGAAAACCATTTTGGTTCGTTGGAATATGACGCAGTCATGCAGATGCGTAAAGATATTTCTATACACGTGGATTGGGAAGATGGCAAAACAGAAATTATGAGCGGTGCAGAAGTCTATAAATTAATTTTTGACAGCAACAATCCAATGATGTTGAGTGCCAATGGCACAATTTTCACAAGCGAATTTGAAGGCGTGATACCAGGATTACTTAAACGTTGGTACACAGAGAGACAAGAAATGCAATTAATGTTGAAGAAATCCAAAGACGCAAAGAACAAAGCAGAAGAAGAGTTCTGGGATAAAAGACAACTTGTTAAAAAAATTAATTTGAATTCACTGTATGGTGCAATATTAAATCCTGGTTGTAGATTCTTTGACAAACGTATTGGACAATCAACTACACTGTCTGGTAGACAAATATCAAAACACATGGCGGCAAAGATTAATGAGGTAATCACTGGAGAATATAATCATGTTGGAAAAGCAATTATATATGGTGACACAGACTCCGCTTATTTCAGTGCATATGAAGTATTGAAAAAAGAAATTAAAGATGGCGCAATTCCATGGACTAAAGAAAGTGTTATAAAGTTGTATGACCAAGTGTGTTCAGAAGTTAATGGCAGTTTTAAAAAGTTTATGGCAGAGGCTTTCCATTGTTTGAAAAGTAGAGCAGAAGTAATTAAGGCAGGTAGAGAGTCTGTAAGTTCAACAGGACTATTCATTACAAAGAAAAGATATGCAGTATTGATGTATGATTTAGAAAACTTTAGACAAGATGTAGATGATAAACCAGGAAAAATAAAAGCAATGGGACTAGATCTAAAGAGATCAGATACTCCTGTGTTTATACAAAACTTTTTATATGAATTATTAATAATGGTATTGACCGAACAGACTGAGTCTGAAGTGTTAGATAGAATAAGTCAATTCAGGAATGAATTTAAACAAAGACCTGGTTGGGAAAAAGGATCTCCACGTAGAGCAAACAATATTCAAGAGTATGCTAAAAAAGAAGCAAGACTAGGTAAAGCAAATATGCCAGGTCACGTAAGAGCAAGTATCAATTGGAACAACTTAAAGAAAATGCATAACGACAAATACTCTATGGAGATACATGACGGTATGAAAGTGATCGTATGTAAACTAAAAAGAAATCCGTTGGACTATACTTCTGTTGCATTTCCTACAGATGAGATGCACATACCAAGTTGGTTCAAAGATTTACCATTCGACAATGATGCAATGGAAAGCACACTAATAGATAACAAACTAGGAAACTTGTTGGGAGTATTAGGTTGGGATATTAAATCTACGGAAAGTAAAAACACATTTAACAACTTATTTGACTTTGGAGGATAGATGGCTACACACGGAATGATAGACTTGGAAACATTAAGCACTAGACCAGATGCCACTGTATTGACTGTTGGTGCTATAAAATTTGATCCATACACAGAACAAGAGCCACACAATGGATTATACCTCAGATTAAATGTAGATGAACAAAGTGATTTCGGTCGCCACGTAGATAACGGAACTTTAGAATGGTGGGGCAGACAAGATGAAAAAATTAGAGAAGAAGCACTTGGAGACGGAGATAGAGTGCCACTGACAGAATTTGTTAAACAACTTAACAAATGGTGTGTAGGATTAGATGAACTTTGGTGTCAAGGTCCGTTGTTTGACTACGCAATCTTACAAAATTTATATGCACAATTAGAAACACCTGTGCCTTGGAACTATTGGCAAATACGTGATAGCAGAACACTATTTGGTATGTTGCCCGAAGATCCGAGGAAAGGAATACAAATGGATTTGCACAATGCACTTGCTGATTGTTATTTCCAAGCAAAGAGTGTCCAAAAGGCGTATAAACGGTTTGGAGTAAAGAAAAGATGATAGGATTCGTGATTGACTTTTCGCCAAAACCTAAATATAATGTAACAATGAGGAGAAAATAATGAAAGACATCTTACAAGATATAGTTGCCCATACTCACTCGCTAGGCTTTTTAAGTTTAGTTAAAGTGACTAATGAAGAGCAAACTAAAATAGAAAGCATGGCTGAAGATAGATCAGTTATACTTTCAGCAAACACAAACAACAAAGTAAATGAATTTGATGGTGTGTTTGGTATGCCTAACTTAGACAAGTTGGCACTTCACTTAAAATGTCCTGAATATCAGAAGGACGCAAAGATTGAAGTTAAGTCAGCAGAAAGAAATGGCAAAACAATTCCAACACACATACACTTTGAAAATGCTGGGAAAGATTTTAAAAATGATTACAGATTCATGAGTACTGAAATCATTAATGAAAAGTTAAAGTCAGTAAAATTTAAAGGAACTGCTTGGGATATAGAATTTGAACCAAGAGTGGCGGCGATTGCTAGATTAAAACTACAAGCGGCGGCCCATGTGGAAGAAACTGTATTCACAGTTAAGACAGAAGGCAACAGTCTTGTGTTTTATTTCGGTGATGCAAATTCACACGCAGGTTCTTTTGTATTCGAAGGCAGTGTATCCAATGAATTGAAAAATACTTGGAGTTGGCCTATACAACAAGTTATTAGTATATTAAGTCTTGATGGTAGAATACAGATGAGTATATCTGATCAAGGAGCAATGAAAATAACAGTAGATAGTGGTATTGGTCAATATGATTACATACTGCCTGCACAAACAAAGTAGTACATGGATAAGAAGATACCAACTGATAGTTTAACTGACACGCAGAAGGATTACGCAACGTTCCTTCCTGCCATGAGCAGTTTCTTTGCGAGGGACTTAGGTAAAGCAAGACACGAAGAAGATTATATCTTGCCGGCAAGAGTTCCGCAGAACTTTGAACATGGAGTCGAAGGTTTAAACTACATGAAGCCAAAGGACACTTATTTCTATTACAAGTGGCATTTATATTCGGCAGGACACGCCGACTTGAATATGAAACACTTTTCTGTTAGAGATGATATCATAAGAAACAGAGATAGAAAAGACAATTGGTTATTAGGTGACTCTGGTGGTTTCCAGATTGGTAAAGGAGTTTGGGAAGGCGACTGGAAAGATCCAACCTGTCCTAAATCTAAAAAGAAAAGAGAACAAGTGCTAGAGTTCATGGATCATAATATGGACTATGGTATGATACTTGATATTCCCGCTTGGGTGTCGCGGTCTCCTCAAGGCGCGAAAGCAAGTAATATCAACTCATATCAAGAAGCAGTTGATGGCACAAAAATAAACAACGACTATTTTATGAAAAATAGAAATGGTAATTGTAAGTTCTTAAATGTGCTTCAAGGTGAAAACTTCCAACAAGCAGATGATTGGTATCTTCAAATGAAAGACTATTGTGATCCTAAGAAATATACAGATCACTTTAACGGCTGGGCAATGGGTGGACAAAATATGTGTGATATCCATTTGGCTCTGAAACGTTTGGTTGCATTAAGATTTGATGGATTGCTTGAAAAAGGCAAACATGATGTGATGCACTTCTTAGGTACAAGCAAATTGGAATGGGCAGTGCTATTAACTGATGTACAGAGAGCAGTTAGAAAGTATCATAATGAAAACTTTATGATTACATTTGATTGTGCAAGTCCTTTCTTAGCAAGTGCAAATGGACAAGTTTATACAGATATTGAAATTAAAGACAAAAAGAAATGGGTTTACAGAATGTTGCCAAGTGCAGACGACAAAGCATTTGCAAAAGACACAAGAGCATTTAGAGAGGCTGTGCTAGAAAAAGGAATATTTCCTGCATTTAGAGATAGTCCTGTGAGTGCAAGATGGATGTTAAAAGATATTACTTGTTACAATCCAGGTGATTTGAACAAAATGAAAAATGATCCAAAAACAAGTTGGGATAGTTTTAGTTATACACTACAAATGGCGCACAATGTTTGGACACATATCAAAGCAGTGCAAGAAGCCAATGAAGCATATGACAAAGGTATTAATCCTAAGATGTTGGTTGAAGAGAAGTTTGATAGAATTGCTTTCAGAGATATTGTAAATGCCGTATTTGCAACAAGCAGTAGAGATGAAGCAAACGCAGTAATAGAAGAGTTTAGTAGATTCTGGATGTCAATTATAGGAACAAGAGGAGCAACAGGTAAAAAAACTGTAAATGCTTCTACACAATTTGGAAACTTATTCACGGAGGTATAATATGGCAAAAATAAGAAGCAAGAAAATAATAGCAGTACAAAAGGAATACGACTGGTATAAAAAGAAAGTCGTAGAAATGGAAAAGGAACGAGGCTACGACAGAAGTTGGGACGGCAAACAAATACTCGTAAAGTTTAAAAAAATTAAATTATTTTTAAAAACACAATTAGATAATATGAAGAGATCAATAAGCAGATGAAAAGTTTAATAGTTGGTATGGGATTTGGTCAGTTGTACAAGGATGTACTTACAGAGATGGGACATCAAGTAATCACTGTGGATAGAGACCAATCTAAAAAAGCCGACTTTATTGAACTGACGACAGCACTTGCATCACACAGTCCATTTGATACTGCTCATATATGTGTGCCTAATCATTTGCATTTTAAAATTGCACAGAAGGTGGCACCACATACCAAATTAGTATTTGTAGAAAAGCCTGGAGTTGAATCTGCGGATCATTGGCGTATCTTAAACAATTTAAACCAACCCACAAGATTTGTAATGACTAAGAATAATATGTGGCGTGACAACATTGAAGAAATGAAAACAAAATTTGCTTCAAGCGATCTTGTACAAATAAATTGGATAAACGGAGATAGAATACCCAGCCCAGGCACTTGGTTTACTAACAGTAAATTTGCATTGGGTGGTGTAGAAAAAGATTTACTGCCACACTTGATGAGTTTATTTGTAGCAGTGGCAGGACCAGACTTTAAAGATTACAGTGTTAAAAAATTTACAACAGAACAAAAGTACACATTAGAAGATTGCACAGGCACTGATTATGGAGTAGTAGATAAAAATGGAGTTTATGATGTGCCCGACCATGCAGAACTAACACTGTCCAATGGTGATAAGACTTTTATATTGAATGCAAGTTGGAAAAGTCCATTTGGTGATGACATCGCTATGCATTTTTATAAAGGTGGAGAAAGCAACGGAGAGTCAATACAATTAGGATTATGTCCTGAAAGTGCGTACAGAAAAATGATAGAGGATACCCTTGTACATATGGAAGACGGATACTTTTGGAACAATCAATTAGATATAGATTTATGGATACAGGAGTTACTGAATGAAAACAGTGAAAATACTTTACACTGAAGGTAATGGATCTTTCGAAGAGAAGGACTTTGAACTTCCTGCTATAGGTCCTAATCAGATACGTGTACAAAGTAAAATGACGGGTGTGTGCAGAAGTGATATAGATATGATGAATGGGAAATTTGGTCCTTTGCCTTTGGAAATGCAAGGACATGAAGGACTTGGCGAAGTATTGGAAATAGGTGAAGATATCAAAGACGTAGAAGAAGGTGATCTAGTTGCCACTAGAGGTGAACCTGCATACGCAGATGAATACAATGCAAACTTTGGAACTTATGTAAAAGTGCCTAGGCTCGACCCTAAATACATCATTGAACCAGTCGCTTGTGGTTTGAATGTTGTTATGCAAGATGAAAGTCAATTCGAGAAACGCAATACTAAAGGTGCAAAACTTTTAATTATTGGCAGTGGCTTTTTAGCATGGGTTGTATATCAATATCTCAATGCACATTATTTCTTTGATGTAGAGGTATTGGGCAGTAGCAACAAAGAACTTTGGGGAGACAAACTGAAAGATAAGGTAGATGGTGGTTATGATATTATTGTTGATCTAAACACAAGAGATGAAGTGTTTACACAAGATTTAATTAATGAACAGGGATTGATTGTGTTAGGTGCAGAAAAAACAAATGGCATCACTACAAATTTCAGCAAACTATTATGGAATGCGGCAACAGTAATATTTCCAAGTCCAAGACAAAAAGACTTTAAAAGATGTATGAGCATGGCAGTAAAAATGATTGAAACTGGTGCTTTAGACATAAGTGGGTTTTGGAGTCAAGGATATGACAGAGAAACAGAATGGCGAGATGCTTTTAAGGAAGGCGATCTCAGAAAGCCAGGCTATAACAGAGGATACATTGAATGGCATTAGACACGTCGAAAAGAAAACAGGTTGTATATTTCATAGGAGATGAAATAGAAAATACAATAGCAAAAGGATTCAGAACACTTTTTGTTGTTGGTACTAGAGATCCAAAAGAAATAATGGACTTGGCAGATCATCATAATTGCAAACATATCTACTTTGGTACAAGTCAAAGTTATGATGGCAATGAAAAGTTTACTACTGTGATGAAAGAATTATTAGAAAACAAATACTGGGTTACTTTAGACTTTGGTATAGAATTTATTGAAACGGTGACAAATACAGGACTTATGAAATTTGAAAGATTCATTCCAATGGTGAGTGCAAAGATACCAAACATTTACAAATTGAATAAAAATACGACACTTAAAATTGATGACGTGACGTGGGGACATTCAAACACAGGTGTTTGGAGTAAAAACTTGAAAGATATTACAGAACATATGCACTACACAGATTGGTCTGAATACGTCGGCGATACGGTAATTGACGTTGACAATGAAGAGTAAAAATGCTATACTTAAAATATGAATAAAAACATTAAAAAACTTATATGGGTAACTTTTAGAAAAGAAGGACTTCACAAATATCCTGCGGCTTTGGATGATCCAAAATTAGCAACAGGTGATGAATATGATGTTTCATTCTTAGGTTATGTTCATAGACACATCTTTCATTTCAAAGTAGGAATAGAAGTATTCCATGATGATAGAGATATCGAGTTTATTCAATTCAAGAGATGGTTAGAGAAAATGTACACAGAGAACACGTTGCAGTTAAACTTTAAATCTTGTGAAATGATCAGCGATGATTTATATGCTGAAATAAACAAAAAATATCCTAACAGAGATATTGAAATAGAAGTGAGTGAAGATGGAGAAAACGGAAGTTACGCAATCTATCATAAAGAAGAAGTTACATCAGAGGTTTAGTATGTGGGTGCTATTTGGAACAATAGGACTTCTCATGCTCGTAGGCTTTGCATGGTATATGCCAATGCCTGGTCTATACGGTGGAGATGAATTTGTGAGCGATATGTATTTGTATGGCTCTTTCTTTTTCATAGGTTTAGCAGTATTAGGATATCACGAAGACAAATGACAATATACATAGTTGATTTAGAAGCAGTAGATACAAGATACACAAAAGAGTGGAAGGAACATCTTCCTAAACAACTCCAACGTGCATCTAATCAAGCAGTGGTCACAATAAGTGGAGGCGACACTCCGCAGGCAACTACTCCTGGTGCATTCTTGAACTTTGGTGGAACTAACGTCTATAAATCAGCACAGATGGAAAAAATAGGAAAAATGTTTTGTGATGGTAAAATTAAAAATGGTGATTACTTCTTATACACAGACGCATGGAATCCAACAGTATTACAATTAAAATACATGGCTGAACTGTTAAAAGTTAAAATTAAAATAGGTGGTATGTGGCACGCCGGATCATATGATCCACAAGACTTTTTGGGAAGATTGATTGGTGATGCAGACTGGGTTAGAAATACTGAACGTGCAATGTTTGATGTATTCGATCACAATTTCTTTGCAACAAGTTTCCATATTGATATGTTTACAGAAACATTTAAAGAAACAGGAAAATATTTAGGTTTAAATCCTGGACCAAAAGAAAAAATATCTAGAGTAGGTTGGCCTATGGAATATATGGATCCAACATTAAGTTTATACAAAGACATGGAGAAGACTAACACAATATTATTTCCACACAGACTGGCTCCTGAGAAACAACCAGCAATATTCAATGATTTAAAACAGGCGATGCCACAATATAATTTTGTGACGTGTCAAGAAAAGCCTTTAACTAAAAATGAATATCATAATTTATTAGGTAGTGCAAAACTTATATTCAGTGCAAACTTGCAAGAGACATTGGGCATAAGTTGGTATGAAGGAGCATTATTAGATGTGATCCCGATGGTTCCTGATAGATTAAGTTATAGCGAAATGGCTATACCCGAATTTGCTTATCCTAGTATATGGACTGAGGACTGGCAAAACTATTTGGCAAATAAGAAAAAGTTAATTGCTAAAATTGAAGATTACATGGAAAATTATAAAAAGTATGTTCCATTGATCTATAAACAAAAAGAAAAATTGAAAGATTCATTTTTTTCAGGAACTAAACTATATGGAGTAATATCAAATGGCTAAAAAACAAAGCGGCAGTAACACGCCTTCGAACAATTTGGCATCCAACGGAATATATGTACTAATGGATGATATCAACACAGATTCATGCAGAGACGTGATTAAATGGATTATGAATCAAAATCTTGCAGAAAATAGATTGCCGCAGTTGACATTAATAATTAATTCACCTGGAGGAGATGTACACGCCGCATTTGCTCTGATAGACACAATGAAAGCAAGTACTATACCTATAAAGACTGTTGGACTTGGACTTATTGCAAGTTGTGGATTCTTATTATTCATAGCAGGTGCTAAAGGTAAAAGAATTTTAACTCCAAACACTTCAATATTATCACACCAATACAGTTGGGGCAGTGAAGGTAAAGAACACGAACTATTTGCTCGTGTTAAAGAGTTTGAACTCAGCACAAGAAGAATGATCAATCACTATAAAAAATGTATTGGTATGAGCGAGAAACAAATTAGAGAAATATTACTTCCACCGCAGGACGTTTGGTTAGATGCCAAAGACGCATTGAAACTTAAAATTGCTGATAAGGTTGAGGAGTTGTATTAATGGACAAGGAAAAGAAAGATTCCGAAAGTCCTGAAGTAACTTACACCGTACAAGGAGATACATTTGCAGGAAGTTGGGCACCTGCTTATGAAAATATGACCGTCAGTTATGATAGCAGTGATGCTGGTGATATAAATGAAATGATGAGGCAAGATGCAGGCAAAGGTTTCGAGAACATGACTTTTGAAGATTACAAAATGCCTAAACCATTTGAGGACAGTGTTCCTACTTTGCAAAAGATAGATGAGTTATGTCTAGAGTATCCCAGTTTAAAAATTGCGTATGACAAGTTTAGAAATATATGGCGTATTTGTTATAATGATTATGTTTCAAAAAATCCAGATGAGGAGAATTTTTAATGGCTGTAAACAAGCAATACTTCACCATGATACAAATTAGGAATGCGTTGGAGCAGATATCTGATAAGATGTCGAAAGATGATTGGAAGCCTGATGTAATAATGGGTATCAACAGAGGAGGTTGCATACCGGGAGTTTATCTAAGTCACAGATTAGGAATACCTCATGAAGCATTAGACGTTAGGTTGAGAGATCATAAAGCAAAACCTGACCTACGCAATTTAGAAAAAGCATATGCGTTCCAAAAGAAAATATTAATTATAGATGATATAAATGACACAGGAGAAACATTTAACTATATCAAGAAGAACTTTGGTGGAGAAGATAGAGTAAGAACTGCCGCAGTTATTCACAATACTCCTAGCAAGTTTGACAAACTTGACTATTATTGTTACGAAATAGATAAAGAAGTTTTACCTTGTTGGATAGTTTTTCCTTGGGAGGAATGGTAAGATGATAAAAGTTGATACTTTAGAACAAGCAAAAGCAGAAGGCAGAGCACCTTGGACTGACGTGGTGTATGACTTTAAAGATATGGTGTGGTACAACGATGGCTATCCTGTAGCAGAAGGTCATAGTTTGATTGTTCCTAAAGAAGCAACACAAGAAAGAATTATTAGATGTGTTGAACTTGCAATTAAGATAGGTAATGACAATATTGCAAAAGGCGTAATACAAGGTTACAACATTGGAATGAATGTTGGTGAAGCCGCAGGGCAAACAGTGATGTATCCACACGTGCATCTTATTCCAAGAAAAGATGGCGATTGTGAGAATCCTAAAGGCGGTGTAAGGAATGTTATACCAGGCAAAGGGGATTACACAAAAAATGAGTAGAACACTTTTCATTGGTGATAGTCATACAGTCGGATATCAAACTATAGAAGGTAAGGTTGGTCCAGGCAGTTATTCTTTCTGGAATGACAACAACTATTGCGAAATATATTCCAAGATACACAATAAGCCTGTCGTGATATATGCACAACCAGGAGCAGTAAACAGTCTTTACACAAATTGGTTGAAGACATCATTTGAAAAATACAATGACATAGATGAAGTATTCTTATGTCTGGCTCCTTTGAACAGAATGGTTTTAAGTTTTGATGGCAAACTAAAGCAAGAAGCAGAGCCAGTAGATCATTTTACAATAGAACATCCACAATCAAATGAAATGATTAGAAAGTTTTCTGATCAACCTATTGCTGGTGACACAGTGCAAATATTGACTAAACCTACAGCACAAGATTATCAAGACGCAAAAGGTTTTAAATTTACAAATGAAGGAGGCTTGGTAGAGCCTGATCTTAGAAAAGATTCCTATATGCAGGTAAAACTTTTTAATGAATGTAATACAACATTAGAGAAGAGAGAATTTTTGTTGAACGCATATGCTTGGGACAATATTTGTGCAGAGAACAACGCCAAGTTGTATGTATTCAATTTTAGAAGTAGAGGCATATGGCCCAACAACTTCGAATATTTTGGTAAAATTAAAACACTGAAGAGAGCGGAGAAGAGTGTGGAAGACCATCTAAATACATTAGGACTTAAAGCAGAAGATTATTTCTTAGAAGACAATGAACATTTCAATAAACAATATCACGATGTGGTTGCAAAGGAGTATCTGTCATGGCTAAAAGAATAGTATTAGCAGGAGACAGTTTTGGTTGCGAATGGCCCAATGGTGAAGGTTGGCCCTTGATGTTGGCACAACAACATGGAGTGAACAACATAGCACAGGCTGGTGTTGGTGAATACAAAATATTAAAACAACTTTGGGACCTAAGTGCCAGAGATGCATATTGGGTAAACAATTATGATTGCGTGATAGTGTGCCATACAAGTCCAAGCAGAATACACACCACAGAACATCCTGTACACAAAGAAGGATTGCATAAAGACTGTGATCTAATCTACACAGACATCATGGATAAATTTGATTGGTTCAACCCTAGATTGCGTACTGCCAAAAATTGGTTCCATCATCATTATGATGACGAGTATGCAATTGACATCTACAATATGATAAGGGCAGAAATAAAGAAATTTATTAATATACCATATTTGGCAGTAGATCATTTTGAAATATCAAATTTTTATGCCAAAGAAGATAACGTTTTGAATTTATCCACAACCTGGCCCAAATACAAAGGCAAGGTTAACCATTATTCGGATGAAGGAAACCAAATTGTTTACAATCAAATCATTGACAAATTGGATAAAATTTGTTAATATAATAAAAAGGAGAAAACTATGTCAAGCAGGAAAATGATTTATGACGCTTTGATAGAACACGCAAAAGGTCATATAGCAAAGCACTCGGCTAATGTTGAAGTCTACATGGAAAAGGCTGTCGGCGTTGGTGAACATCCTGATATATTAGAAGCAATAGAAAAAGAATTGGCGGTTATTGCACAATATCATGATGAAATAGAAGTGTTAGAAAAATATATTAAGAGGGATTAATGAAAACATCAGAGAAGATTAGGCAAAGGCTTAAAGACAAAGGCATACGATTTCACAGCAATGACAACATTGCTGATTTTTTAGAAGGCGACGATCTTATTAACTTGCAAAAGGAAGTTGAGGAATCGTTTTCAGACGTGCTAGATGCTCTAGTGATTGATACTGAAAATGATCACAACACAAAAGAAACTGCAAGACGTGTGGCAAAGATGTATATCAATGAAATATTTGCAGGGAGATTTGTAAGTCCACCTAAGGTGACTTCTTTTCCTAATATGGGATATAGAA